ATCGGGTTCAGCTTTGCTAAACAAACTAAAGAAGTAGTTTTTACCTTTAGGGGTGCTTAAGAATATAGCCTTACCCTTGTAGTCCGTTAAGGTAGGTCTTATTGAGTTAAGCCACCCGTCTTCGAGATTAGGTATAAAGGAAGCCTCGTCTATTATAACCAGGTTAAACTTGCGCCCTCTTAAGTTATCTAAGCGCTCCCCCGTAAAGAACTCCACCTTGCCACCATTCGGGAAGCTGATATTTAAGTCCGATTTGTTATTAGGGAACGGAAGGCTATTGCATAACTTCTCAAAGAATACCTTTGCCAATTTATAGGTAGGGGTTATGTAAGCAACCTGACCACCTTTGATTGCGGTTGTAATACATTTGATCTGGCTTAACTCCGATTTCCCAAACCTTCGACCGCACATAACAACTATGTACCTGGCCTCGCACTCAAGTATCTTCTTTTGGTTTATATGTCCGTTAGGTAGTTCTATCCGCATTAAAGAATTGTCTTGCCGTCTACAAATACTATCTCAATTCTGTTATCTGTTTGAATATCCATTTGTTCTTTAGGCTTACCATAAACACGGGTTAGCAAAGTTTCTAAACTATAAAGGCTGCCCTTCTCTAAGCTCTTACGCATAGCTGCTGCAATCGTCTTTTCAAGTATAGTTGCCTTCGGGTTATCCCATACTGTTTTTAGTTCGTCTAAGTCCATTGACATCATAGCTTGTATGGTATCGTTTATCTCAGCAAGTTTATAGCCTTGCTCTTTGAGTAGGCTTACATACTTACGAGGTCTGCCGTTTGGGTTTCTTATCTCGCCTTTCTGTACTGGTTTCAAATTATGTTCGTTTGCCATATCTTCTTATTTATCTCTTTGTTATTACAAAGGTAACCCGTTCTTTTTAATAACTAATGTCGGGTCAAGTTTACGCATCCTATCTACTATCACTTGGCAATATTTAGGGTCAAGTTCCATTCCGTAGCACTTCCTTTTTAATTGATGTGAAGCTACCATTGTTGAGCCTGAACCTAAAAATAAATCTAAAACATTCATTCCTTGTTTGCTTGAATTATTTAAAGCATTCTCAATTAAAGGAATAGGTTTCATTGTTGGGTGCAAATCATTTTTTAATGTCCTTTGAAATTCCCAAATATCTTCTTGCTTGTATCTTTCTCCATAAAATGAATTTTCAGGGCATCCGTAAACTATTGGTTCATATCTGCTTTTGTAATCTTTGCCACTTAAAGTTGCTTGATTTTTTTTCCAGATAATAATTGACTTCCAACTAAAACCCATTTCTTTTAAAGGGGTTAATAATAAATCTAATTTCAAATCGCAAAAACTAAAATACCAAGCACCTTTATTAAATAAAGTAACATTTGATAAAACTTCCTTCATAAATTCAATAAATTCATCATCAGGCATTGAATCGTTTTTAATCTTATCGTGCTTTGCATTTGCTCCTTTATGCCCTAATATTTCAATCCCGTCTTTGGTTGTGTTTGATAATTCTTGACCTTTAAAATCTACATTGTAAGGAGGGTCAGTAAACACCATATCAGCCTTTTGTCCGTTCATTAAATTTGCTACTTGGTCGCTATCCGTACTATCCCCACAAAGCAATCTGTGTTCTCCTATCTCAAATAAATCTCCTAATACTATATCCGTTTCAATGCCCCCGTCTGGAACTGCAAAGTCATCTTCCTCAGCTTCTAATACTTCCGCATCAAAGCCAGGTATATCTAACCCCCAATCTTGTAGCTGCTCTGCATCCCAATTATTTGCAAGGTCGTTCCAATCCCACTCGCCATAGCCTACGTTATCTTTTACTATAAATTCCTTTTGCTGCTGCTCGGTTAATTCACTTGCTTTAATGATTGGTATCTCTTTAAGTCCTGCTTCCTTACAAGCCTTAAGTCGCATATTGCCACCAAGCACAACCATATCGTCATTAACTACAATAGGTCTTAGTTTTAGCATTTGGGGGAACTCGTTAATTGATTTTACGAGCTTTGCAAACTTATCGTCCTTGATTATTCTGGGATTGTTTGGGTTTGCTTTTACTGTGTTGATTGGTACGTTTTGTATCATAGTATTCCGTTTATTATATCGTTAGCTTCGTCTATTGCATCTTCTTGGTCTAAGTAAGTATCTACGTCTGCTATATGCTTATTGATTAAAGTTTCTGCCATAGCATAAGTATAATGTCCTATCGTGGTCATATCGTCTCCGTCTTTGCCAGTTTTACATACTGCTAAGAAATATACTTTATGTGTAAGAAGTAACCATATAGCTCTTAATTTTCTCATCTTCCTTGCCCTCTATATGCTTTTTCTCTTGGCGTGTGCTTGTTATAGGACTTCTTTGCAGAACCTCTTTTGCGTTTGCCAAAGCTAATTTTGTTCTTATTCTCGTTACCTTTTGCCATTTGGTATATTCTTTAAATGTATTTCAAATATTTCTTCTTTAGTCCATCTATTCTTAAAGTCATAATCGTAATGGCACTCTCTACACATAGCACATAAATTAGTTATATGGTCTTGCAGTTGTTTTCTTTTACTGCCAAACTTTGACCTTGCAACTATGTGTGCTATATCTACTGCCACTTTACCACACACTTCGCAAAAAATGGTATCTGACGAATCAAAGCCCATTCCTTGCAAATAGTTTAAAGTGTGTCTTTGCATAGCTTCCCCATTAAATTTTCCGTTGATTAATAAATAAAAAATTTAAGTATGCAAATTATTTTTTGTCTATTTCCTTTAGTTTATTAATTGCCCATTCTACACCAGAAGTTCCACCCCAAGCGTCCCACATTAAACCGCCACAACCTTCGCTATAAGGAACGTCTTTATGTTGCTGATGTCTTTTAAAGGAAGCCATACGAGCAATCGTATCTCTACTAATTGGCTCACGATTTGCCAACTGTCTTGCTCTTGCTTTACCTGTTGCTTCACCGCAAGAACCCCAACCATTTTTCTCAGCCCATTCTATTGCCCTCTTTGCGTTGTTAGTTGCTGACTCAGGATAGTCGGTATAGCTTTCAGCAAATTTACCACCTGCAAGAATAGCTTTCCAAACCTTCATAGCTTTTTCCTCGGTATCGTAAATGCAAGACCCGTTTCCAATCCGGTATTTGCCATTAGAGGCGCACTTTATTACTGGCATAGTTTACTATAAATATACTTTCGGTCTAAATTTATCTCGTCAAAGTTATACTTCTTTTGGCAGAACTCAAATAACTTTTGTCCGCTTTCCTTTCGCATATCCGCATCACTTACTAAATCTTTGATGTGTTTGTACCAATCCTTCTGACTTTTAACGTAATGTACTGGCATATCTAAATAAGGGTTAACATAGCTAACTATGGCAGGGTTCTTTTTAGCAGCCGTTTCTAATACCTTTAGATTTGACTTCATAGCGTTGAACTTGTTATCTACAAGTGGGATAACTGAAATGTCTGAGTCCGTATAAGCACCCATATATTCTGTAACCCTTGCATAGTTATAGATCGTGGGATTAAGCTTTAGTCCGCAAGTAAAAGCATCAATCATTTTATCCCATATAGGTTTCTCCCCGTCATTGTAACCTGCTATAACAGTTCTAATATTCATACCTTGTAACCTTTTAAAAGGTTGCCTTAGTATTTCAATATCCCTTTCGTGCGTTCCGCTACCTGACCAAAACAATCTAACCTTGTAATCTTCGGTCTTGTTATCCTGGAACTGCTCTTGCCCGTAGGGTAAAGCGTTTGGTAATATGTGAACGTTCTTATTGTATATGTTTATCTCACTTGCTAACCTTTCGTGAGTGCAGGTGCATAGGTCTGCTATCTTTAAGTAGTCGGTAATTAGTTTAGGTATATTGTTAAGCTTATATCTTAAATACAATAAATGGCTTTCGTTTAGTTCCCAATGGTCATCGTTATCGACTACTAATTTAAAGCCGTACTTAGTGCGCCAGGTGTCCATTTGCTTGGCATCTATCTCATTAAGCATTCTATTCATTAACACAATATCCCAACCTTGCTCTAATAACTCGTCATTAAGTACATCTGTTATAAGTGCGTACTCTTTTTCTAAGTGTACTATCGGCATCATAATTCTATGCAGTCCTACACCTGAGTTGGCAGAAGTTATACAAAGTATTCGCATCTTATATTCTTTTGGTTGTGATAGATGTCTTGGTATTTTTCCCACACGCTTTGCGCCCGTGCCAAGCTTTCGTCTTTCATTCGTCTGTAATCTGTTCCATTACCGACATCGTGTCCTATGTGTTCTGACCTCATATCCGGAAGGTAGTAATTAGTAAAGCCTGATATTGTTGCTCGTTCTCCGTAATCTCTGTCTTGCATTCCGTATGGATCGTACTCAGTATTGTAACCGCCAACTGCATCTATAAGTTCACGGGTAATAAAGTTATCGCCAAATGGTGTATGCGTTTTATGTACCCCGTCTACTATTGGGGGCAAATCTTCTACACAATGTATTCCAATTATGCCTGTCTTCTCTATTTGTTGAGAAAACATAACCCATTTTGACAACCAATTCTCAGGCAGTAATATGTCATTGGCTAATAAACAAACTGCATCATAGTTTTGCGTTATGCGTAACCCTGCATTAACTCCGGCTGCTATGCCTCTCTTTTCTTTTGATAAGTCATAACCGGCAAACGGGTAGTTAAAAGTTTCGTGCGTGTCGCTTCCGTTATCTATTAAGAAGCAGTCCGCATTATAACCAGAGTTAAAAAAGTTTTGGTTAATTACACGCTGCGTTAAATCGTGTCTGTTTTGTGCAAGTAATAAAATAGCTACTTTCATTATCTTATGTTTGAGCCTATTTCCCTTGCCGGTACTCCTGCATATTTAGTATTTGGTTTTGCATCTCCTTTTAAGAAGGCACTTGCTCCTACCATACAATTCTCCCCTACGTTTGCAAACTGATGCAGAACTGCATTAAGTCCTATATTAGCACCTTGATCTACAATAGAATGCCCACCTATTTTTGCTCCGCAACTTATTGTTACATTATCTAAGATTGTGCAATCGTGTCCTATGTGTGCGTGTTTCATTATAAAACAATTATTGCCAATAAAGGTATCAATCTCGGTTCCTGCGTCTATTGTTACAAGACCTGTAATAACATTGTTATCGCCTATGTATACTTTGCCTTTTTCTTTATTCCAGAACTTTTTATGCTCTGCTTTGTCTCCGATAATACAATAAGGACCAATGTAGTTTCCGTCTCCGATAATTACGTTATCGCCAATGATAGCGGTGGGGTGGATAAAGTTAGCCATTCTTTTTTTTATTTTTGGGTTTAGGTTGTTCTTCGTACCAAGTATACAAGCGTTTAATCATATCAAAAATACAATGGCTGCACCATACTGTTAATATGAAATCTGCACTCATATACTTGCGATAAATATGCTCGTACATTTTTAAGATGTCTAAGTCGATATTTCGCACATAGCCATTCTGTACTGTATGCCAATTACCAATGTGTTGATCTAAAAAGTTGCGGTGTTCTATTTCCATAAGTTCCACATAAGTTTTGAAAGTAAAGGTGCTAACACTCCTGGTATAAATACAAACGCAATAATATCAGTACATATTGCAGGTAGTAAATATAAAATCAAACCTGTCCAAGCTGCTAAACAACTCGTGCAACTAAAAGGCTTAAAATCTAAATACCATTTTCTATGGAATTGGTGTATCTCTACAAAGAATATTGCAAAGCATATCGCTGCTATAATTATCATTTGCGTAATTGTTTTTTAAGTTCACGTTTAGTTAATTTAAGTTCCCTATGTATTGACATATAAGGTATGCCTGTAACCCTACTAAGTTCTTTAGCGTTGCAGTTGTGCTTTATAGCATAAACTCTTAATAGTTCCGCTTTATACCAATGCATCTTTGACAACTCGTCTTCTACTTTGTTTAGTAAATCTTCGTCCCTATCGTGTACTATTAATTCAACCTCTAAAGGTTTTCGGTATGTTCTATAAAATTGGCTTGTATTACTCTGCATCATATTAATCATAGTTCTAACTAAGTAAAACTTTAATACGTTCCGGGTGCGCATATCAATTAAACGCTCCTCGTCCATTTCGCATAGTACTTTAAATATTTCGCTTCTTAAATCTTCTCGTAAATCTTCAGGCTGCATTTTATCTATTGCTTCCTTAAGTTCTCGGCTCTCCCAAAGTTCTAATATGATGCTATTCTTGTTCATATTCTTTTAAGGTTAGTTTGCCGTTGTCTTCGGTTGCTATGTAACAAAAACAATTTGCCGTCTTTGCTAAGTTTAAAAATGCTATTTGGTAGCTGCTTAGTTTATCGCCTATTGCTTTGGTCTCGCAATAAACCGCTACTCCTGTTTGTGTATGAAAACCTACTATATCTGGAACTCCTTTTAGACCTATGAAGGTTCGACCTCTAACCGCAAGATTATTGTTACGCCATACAAAGCACCCATTTTTATTTAAGGTCTTTATAGCTTCTTTGGTTAATTCGTTTGCGGTCATAAAGCAAAAATATACTAAAGTTCTTGATATTGACAAATACTTTTAAAAATCTGATAAGCTACCTGAGGCACTACTGCATTCCCGTATGCTTTTATACTTTCTTTTCTCCATTTAGAAAAGCTAATTCCGTCCAGTTCTCTGGGAACCCCATCATCTCCGCTACAAATCGGGGATTGAGTTGGAAACCCTGTCCAGCCATTTGACGTAAAGTGTTTTGTAATACTACTCCCTTTTCTTTGTGTCTCTGTCTCGCCTTCTCTAAAGCTTCCTGACTTTTTGGAGTATTCCAATCGAAACTGTTTGGAGTCGGTAGCATTCCCAATGCTAATGCTCTTGTCAATGTTATTGAGTGCATTGATCCTTCCTTTACTTGTGTTGATTTCATTGTTGCTGTTGCGTTTGTTTGATCCATAGCTGTTGGAGTAGGCAATAAACCATATCCGGTCTCTTCGGTGTGGTGCGTTGAGGGCTGCAGCTGGAAGTAAAAACGGCAAGACTTCGTAGCCTTGAGTTTCCAAGTCAGACTGCACCTCGTCGAATACCATTCCCCCGTTCCAATTAGTAAGTCCGCGAACGTTCTCGCCCACAACCCAACTTGGTTGAATTTCCCGAATTGCTCTAAGCATTTCCGGCCAGAGGTGTCTCTCATCTTCTTTGCCAAGTCGCTTTCCTGCACTTGAGTAGGGTTGGCAAGGGAAGCCACCACTAATGATGTCGATTGTTCCTCTGTGAATAGTGAAATCTGTTTTTGTGATGTCATTGTAAGATATTGAATTTGGGAAGTGATGTTTTAAAACTTTTTGACCAAAGGGGTTCCATTCACAATGAAATACGTTTTCCCAACCGCACCATTCGGCAGCTAAATCAAAGCCACCTATTCCGCTAAATAAACTGCCGTGTCTCATTTGAATGTTGTTTTGTTTTGTTTAATTTGTTCCTCAAAAAATAAAGCTACTGCAACTGCTCGTGCCTGGTTCTTTAGCCATTGTTCAGTCCATTCGTCCCGGTACTGCTTTGCGCTTATGATGTCCATTTTATTAGCCTTGTAAGTAATAATCTCCATTAGTTTCTTTTTAGCAAGTGCGCCATCTTCTTTTGTCC